GTTTATTGATGGATCCGAAGTGAATTACTTTATCGGAAAATCTCAAGCGTGGTTAGAGGCTGAGCTTGCAAAAGCTCAAGCTGAGTACGCTGAGGGGAAGTCTCTTGTTCAAGCGAGCGGCGGGGATGCTTCGGCTTCCAAGCAGTTAGCCATGAGCCTAGAGCGACGCATTCAGCAAATTTTGAGGGCTCTCTATTTGCTGGACCCTACGACATATCCGGCGGATAGCGTTATTCCGGTGAGGCAAACGAGAGCAAGTTTTTGATATGGCTGGAGCGTACAGGATAATAGACCGCAGAGGGTCAGGAAATGGCAGGCCGTCGCTTCCGGTTTTTCAGACTAACAATCTGTATCCAGCGGCCACGCCAAACAGCGATAGACGCAGTGTCCCAAGCCTGGACTACGACGGCTACAACCTGGTAACTCCACAAGGGCGGCGCAACCTGATGACTGCCGGGCGGCGTTTAATGGCGTCAAACTCGGTTGTTAGAGCTGCGGTGAATGACATGGTGAGGTTGAGCGCGTCCAACTATCAGATGCACTTCCACACCTCGGACAACGAGTGGAACAATGCAGCTGAGGAGCTTTTAAGGCGCCATGATTTGATTTGCGATAGCCGAGGCCAAGGCTATTCGATGCGAACAATCACAGAATTTTTAGTCAAAGGCCCAACGGTAGATGGCGACATTGGGGTTTTAAAATACTTCACGCCTACAGGCTACCCAATGTTCCAGGTTGTCCCTTCGCATCGAGTCACATCGCCGTCCGGTATGGGAAGCGGCGAGATGATTGGGGGTCGTTACGACGGGGCGCGTTATATTGACGGCGTTGTAGTTAATGACTACCTGAGACCGGTAGCGTACCTGGTCGCAGTCGGCGCAGATCAAAAACACAACGCGGATGTGATGGCTATCCCAGCTCAAGACATTTTGCTTGCCTACGTCCCGGAGTACCCAGACCAGGTGAGGGGATACAGCCAGTTAGGCGCATCAATTTTTGACTGGCAAGACATCCAGGATACCAGGAGATTTGACTTGATTGGTCGCAAGGCGCGGGCGTCAAAAGCGATCATTGTTCACAACGAAAGCGGAGAAGCTGACGAAACTCAGCGCATGCTTTCGATGGGCGAAAGGACTTTTACTGACAACGCGTTAACCTCAGTTACCCGTGAGACGATTGAGGGCGGGACGATTGAGTATTACAAGAGCAGCGCAAACGTCCGTCTTGAGTCCGTTAAAGATGATCGCCCGTCAACCAACGGGATGGAGTTTGACCGGACTATTACCCGTGACGCTTTGGCTGGAATCGGATGGTCTTACGACTACGCTATTGATCCGACTAAAGCGGGCGGGGCTCAGATGCGGGTTGTGGTTGAAAAGATTAACCGAACAATTTTGCACATCCAGCGCACGTTAATTGACCCATGCCGAAAGCAGCTGGACAACTGGCGCATCAATGTTTTTATGCAGCGCGGCGACCTTCCGTATAACGAGGAGTGGTTTAAATACCGCTACCAGGTACCTGCTAAATTGACGGCTGACGCGAAGTATCAAAGTCAGGTTGACATCACAGAATACGCGGCGGGATTTACGACTCACGAGCGCATAGCGGCGAACAGGTCGAGTAATTGGGAGGATGACCAAGACCAGAAAGCGCGGGAAATCAAACGGGCGATAAACCTAGCTGAAAGCATGGGAATCCCTGTTGCTTACTTGTTGAGCGGGGTAGCAAACACAAACGTATTAACACAATCTTTGAGCACGGATGCTGAACAAACTCCACAAAATAGCGACTAGCGCGGAATGGTTGATGAGGCCAGTTGAACACGCTTCGATGATGAAAATCATTGAGCGCATGGAAGACATGCCGAAGCGTGAAGGAGTGGATATTTGCGGAGACGCTACAGAATTTGAGTCGATGCAAATCCAGGACGGAACGGCAATTATTCCGATCCGTGGCGTCATGGTTCACGGGCTGAAAATGGCTGAGAAAGTCGATTCTGTTGTTTGCGCTGAGGACATCGAGAAAGACATCAAGTTCGCGATGGAGTCAGGCGACGTCAAAAGGGTTGTCTTTGACATCGACTCACCCGGCGGCATGTACAACGGAACGCCTGAACTCGGTGATGTGATCGCAAAATATCAGGGCGTCAAACCAATGGCGGCTTTCACGAACGGCTTAATGGCTTCGGCGGCATACTGGACGGGCATTACATCCGGCAGTGTCTATATGAGCCGCAGTGCGTCCGTTGGATCAATTGGCGTTGTAATGATGTGGCCGGATGTGTCCAAGGCGATGGAAGGTAAAGGCGTCAAGATAAAAGTCTTTTCCTCCGGGGAGTTCAAAGGAATGACTCCAGAGGTTGAGTTGACAGGAAGTCAAGAGGATTACCTGCAATCAAGGGTTATGTCTCTTGCTAACGAATTTTACTCGCATGTCAAGGAGGCGCGAGCGGGGGTTAATGAAAGCGCGTTCGACGGTCGAACTTTCCAGGCTGCGGAGGCTTTGGAATTGGGGCTGGTTGACGGACTGGCGCGAAATGTGGAGGAAGTAATTTCAATTATGAAAATTGAAGAACAAATGGCAGAGCTGGTCCAGAAGGTCGATCAGCTCAAAGCTAAAAACCAAGAACTTGAGGCGAATATTTCCGCTTTAAGCGACCTTATCACCGAAGCGGACGCGAATAAACCTGAGCCAAAAGCCCAGGGATCATTGACCGCCGAGGACGTTGAAAAACTGGTTGCGAAAACGGCCAGCGCGAACGCAGTCGATTATGACAAACTGGCTGGGATGATCGCAAGCAAGATGATTGCGTCTACCGGGCAACCTGGGCCAATACCGGGCAACACTGGAAAAACTTTAACCGCACAAGAACGGACAGAGGCGCATTACCTTGCGCTGGCTCGCAAAATGAAAGGACTTGAATAATGAGCATGTTGACAATGTTAGAGATCGCCCGCAGGGAGGCGAGTGATGATCTTGTAGGGATCATTGAGGAGGTCACAACAGCGGCCCCAGAAATGAGAGTGCTGCCTGGTGATGTACGGATCGGGACATCCTACAAAATTGCATCAAGAGTAACACAACCGTCTAATTCGTTCGCCTCAGCTGGCGGCGGATGGACCCCGTCAGCTAGTTCTTACGGGTCTAAGTTAGTGCAGTTCTACAATTTTGGAGGCGTCCTGCACGTCCCAAAATCAATTGCAATGGCAGACGATCGCGGGGTTGCTGACGTCTTGCAATCCGAGGTTTTTGGATCGCTGCAAAACGGGATGATTAACCTGGGAAGCCAGCTTTATGGCGGAACTACAGTTGATAGCTCCGGTTTTCCTGGGCTGAAGGAAATCATCACAGCTTTTGGTGTCTCTGAGTTGACCATTGACGCTGGAGGAACAACCGCTTCCACTGGATCTAGCGTGTACATGCTGAATGCCAGCCAGCAAGGCATTCGCATGTGCTTTGGGCTGGGTTCAGCTATTACAATGGGCGAATGGAAGGAGCAACAAATCGCAGACCCGAACGACGCGGCAAAATATATTCCTGCGTACGTCAATTCCATGAACGCTTGGATTGGGATGCAGGCCGGACATCCTTATTGCGCAGGGCGAATCAAAGACCTGACTGAGGATTCTGGCAAGGGGTTGACATGGGCTTTGATGAATCAGCTCTGGTCTGAGTTTCCTCAAATCATGAAGCCAACTCACGTCTTTATGAACAGAAGATCAGAACGCCAGCTGCGAAACAACACAACGGTAACAATTAACGCAGGGCCTCAAGGCGGGCCGGCGTTGTCTCTGCCGACATACGGCGCGAGCCTGAACGGAACAATGTGGGAAGGTGCGCAAATCGTTGTCACCGACTCAATTACAAGCACCGAAACTTTGACCTAAGAAATTATGGGAGTTTTTAACAGAAACATTGTAGATGACAATCATAACGACGCTGCGGCGGCATTGCCAAACGGGGCGGCGACGACTTACAGCGATGATATTGACCTTGGTGACATTGATTTTGCCGGGGAAAATTTCGAGCTGCTAGTTTCAGTTCCTGCTTTTCCTGTTGGCGTTCAAGCAAACGGCGAGACTCTTACAGTTAATATTGTAGCTGGAGCGGCAACTTCTCCAACGACTGTGATTTTGGGATCTGTAATCGTAGCGACTGGAGCAGGTGGAGCAGGTTCAGCTGCCGCTGAAAAACCTTTCAGACTTCCGTCTGACTGCCCTAGATATGTGAGAGCACAGTTCGTGAACACTTTAGGGGACAAGAGCACTTACGATGCGGTTGTTGGCCTAAGGTTCTGATATGTCCATCATCTCCAATTTTTTAGAGTCCGGGCTGGAGTCCTTAGAGGATGATTTGGGATCTGCCACGTTTACCTTTCGGGGCGTGGCTTATCCTTGCATCCTAGGGACAGAAAGCCGGGGCTCAACATTGGAGATGGGCGGATTCACTGCGGACGTGGACTTGACTATTCTTGTCCGCGTATCGCAGCTGCCGGAGGGTATTACAGTTGACTCAACAGTAATCACAGTTGACTCAACTCTAATAACATCCGACAACGACACTTCGCCAATCAGGTCGGGAAACACAGGGGCGACTAGCAATGGTGGCTCCAGGGTTTACAGGGTGACTACGAAGCGACTTGCTCCAGGTGGAGGGCATTACGAAATAGGCTTAATGGACGCCAGGGCATGAGTTTGATTAACCAGAAACTTGAGAAGATTTTAACCGACTGGATGAAGACGCTTTCATTCGGTTATGGGATCTCGTTTTATTCTGGCATCGACATCGGCGAGCCAGGCAATGAGCCTATTATGGATTTGCCTAGGTGCGTCATCTCATGCCCTAACGCAACTGAGCGAATCAAAGACACAGGAACCAATGACGTTGACCTGGAGGTCAGAGTCACGCATTCAGCGGATGACGCTAGACGGGATGAACATGTGACAATGTGCAGTGAGATACTGGATGCGGTCACAGGGGCGGGAAATCTTGTCACGTTTAATCAGACAGTTGACTTTCACATTTACGATATTTACCCAGTTTCAAGCCAGATGGAAATGGACGGGCGGAACTGGTCCACTGTCATAGC